TCAGCCATCTTAGTAGACTTAATAGTCTTATAAGTAGGAGTGGTTGATAACTTATAAACTTTCTTTCCCTGTTTAACCTTTGCTAATTCTTCAGGAGTCATGTCTGCTACATCCTTCTCTACTTTAACCGTTGTACTACCAGGTTTATAAACTTTCTTACCTGCATTATACTTTACTAACTCAGCAGGTGTCATCTCAGATACAGTCTTTTCTACTCTAACTTTAGTAGTTAAAGGTTTAAAGTAAGACTCACCACTATACTCCCATACTTTCTTTCCTGCATTGTGATCCGCTAACTCTTTAGGAGTCATGTTAAGTATCTTCTTACCTTTATTATGATCTGCTAATTCAGAAGGAGTCATGTTCTTTGTAGCTTTATATACAGTCTTTTCTTTTCTAACACCTACTCTAGTATCCGAAGATGCTTTAGAGATAATAGTTTGAGCACCACCTGTAGCTGTTTGATATCGTTTCTTAAGTGCACCTATTTGGTTATCTCTATAAGATTTCTTATAATCAAGATTATGTTTCTCAGCATCTATTACAACCATTGAATGCTTAACTGCTCTACAAACTTCATCTGGTGGAGCTCCAGCAATTGTCATGTCTGTAATTAGATTAGAAATTTTACCCATTTCCATACCTTTAGTATGAGATGTCATTTTAGGCATTCCATCGTATGGCGGATAACTTTCTTTAGCATCAAACCCTACTAATCCTTTTAGGGCGGGGGTTGATTTAATAGTATTACCATGAGCATTAGGAATTACAATTACATTATCACCATCAAAATCTGCCCCTGATAATCTCTCAGCAACTTTAGGACTAATACCAACTGCGTCTTTTGTTGGCCCAAGAAGTTTCTTAGCTAATGGATGATTATTATTTACTGTTAATACTGGTATTTCAAATGTACCACCATGTGGATGTCTAACTAAAGCTACTGATTCTCCATTACGAAAATTAGGAGCATATATCTCTGTATCTTTCATAGTAGTAACTGGCAATATTACTTGGGCTGCTTGACGAGGCATTGCTGCTGCTTTTAAATGAACAGCATCTGAATCGCAACCATCTGCAAATTCTTCTAATAACTTTCTCTTTACTGTAGGATTAGTCAAAGACATAATAGTATCATACTCTTCTTTTTTAGCATCATAGGTTAAACCTAATTGTTGTTTGGCTAAAGCTAATGGTTGTTTAGATAGAAATTGAGATGATAAATTTTTATTCCATTTATCCCAATCTCCTTCATCATTAACTTTATTAATTGGAGATAATTGATCTTTTCCTTTACTATCTATGTAATGACGTTGTCCAGTAAAATCTTTAATCTTTGCTCCAAATGGATTATCTGGGTCAATAGTAGGATCATCTTTACTAATAGTTTTTAAAGGTTTTAATACTTTTAATTTAGGAGTATCCTTTCCTTTATTAGTATTAAACATTATGTCAGTTCCTGCTGGAAGATCATCAGAATACATAGCCATACCCTTTAAGTAATGTGATCCATCAACCATAATACGAACTTGTGCATATGAAGTATTACCAAGAGATATTTCTTCCATACCCCTTCTTAATTCAATAACTCCATCTTTATCTGCACCACCATCTTCTTTATATCTGATGGCAACTCTCTTTGATGATACACTCTTAGGATACTCTATACCATATGCAGTTTTACCATCTTCTTCAACATGATGATCTATTACCATTTTAATCTCTGATTGTCTTTTATAGAGATCAGCATAAGGTATTCCAGGAGGGGATAATACAAGAATTGTAGTTTTCTTATTACCACCAATTCCTAATTGAAGAACATTTATATTACGAGTTTCATAACCTTCTTCTTGTAATTTACTAACTGCTGTCATCATTTTAGTTCGGTTAACACCCAAGTATCTTTCTTGACCAATTCCTATATCAATAAGATTATTTTTTCCAACAGCATCTCTTAAGGCATCAGCAACTACTGCTGTTTTCTGACTTCTCTCATAAATATCTTTATTAAGTAATGAACGAACAGATGATTCATTTGGCATACCAAGTTGCTTAGCAATTGCTGTATCACTAAGACCTTTACTTTTTAATTCAGTAGCTAATGAAAAGTTTGCTTTCTTTTCTTCCATACGAGCTAAGGATATCTTTTTTCTAAGTTCACTAGTTGTTTCTAATCCAGTTCCTTTAGCTATATCAATTGGTGAAAGACCTTTCTTTTTAAGATCGCTCACCATATTAAGAAAAGTTTTATTTCTTTGATCTGGATCATCTCCAGAACCTCTTGGATATCTTCCTGAATAGCTAGTACCAATATGATATAATTCTTCACTCACAGGTCTAACCCCCTATTTTTAATACTTCTATATTTTTATCGAACATTATAATTTTTCCCATAATTGCATGAATATATTCTGCGTCAGGTATGTTTACAATTATCTCATCTGATTGATAAATACGCAATTCCATTTCAATTGTATTTGGATCTACTGCATACTCTAGACAAAATAATGCAGCATATATTTCTAATTGTTGCATATGGGCAGGTGTTCCACCAGTTTTAAGGTCATGTATTCTAAGAAAATTATTACGAAATTGAATAGCATCAACTGTTCCAAAACAATTATCTGAATAATATAATGAGACCTCTGTATACATTTTAAAACCAATAGCATCATTTATGTATAAATTTAAAGTCTTTTTTGATTTTGGCAATTTTTGATTTAACTTAACACATTCAGATGCAAAGGCATGTAGTCTTGTTCCTTTCTGAACTGCTAAGAATCTAATATATGCTAAATCTAATTTTTCATCATTATAGTTTAACCATGAAAATTTACTTGCTCCTAAGAAAGCGTGTTTACCTTCTAAATCTAAATGCGGTTTGAAGTTCATCTAATACCCTCCTTTTATTCTCTGGATAGATAAATGCGGCATAAGACATTCTATCCATTTTATCAACATAGTATCCTTGATTTGCTTGCTTGCTTGCATTCTCAAATTTTTTACATTCTAATGCTGCCCACCTATCTCTAAACAAAATTAATATGTCTGGTATACCTTGAATATAGTTTGCATCATTTTTTAGAATAATAGAATCTGGAAATATTAGTTGCAACTCTTTTATAAGTTTTCCTTGGAAGCTACTTTCTAAAGCCATTCATATCACTTACCTTCCCCTTTAAGTTGATTAGAACGCGAAACAATTCCTAATGCATAAGATGAAATTTGACCTTTAGCAAAAAGATTGTTTGCAGTTTTTATTGGCATGTTATATCTCATAAGATTATAATAAACATTATTCTTTTCTTTTTTAAGTTCATTCATAAAGTCAGCTGCAAGTAATATGTTTCCATATGGATCATATATATCGGTAACCCCTAATTGTTTCATTCTATCTCTGTGATAGTATGTATATATTTGCATTAGTCCTTTACAATTAATATTAGCACAATATACAAATCTATTACTTTCTCTTTCACACATAGCATAAAGTAATTCTGGATCTATTGAATATTTTGGTCCTACAATTTTACAAATACTTAATAATGATTCGGCAGTTATCTGACCATTTATTATTTTAATAAAATATGTTGGGGCTACTATAACTGGTACTACTTTAATTTCAGCAACAGCTACCATTAGTTTTCGTTGGGGTTTAACAACTGGAGATATATTTTTTTCAGCGATAGCAGATAATAATTTTTTCTGAACAACCTCAGCTTCTATTAATTTCTTTTGCTGAATGATTGTATCTTTCTGTAACCCATTTAATATTGGTGCAGTTTTTATTAGCATCCCTATTATCATAAGTATTAGAATTTCACAAAATAATATAATATGTTTCTCTGTATTTATCTTCATATTAATTTCCTTTCAAAAGCATATTTAAGCCTCAAGAAAAAAGGAAAAGTAGTTACACTCTCCTTCTATTATAGGGTATGTTTTCTACGCGAAGCTTTTTTGTCATTATTTAGCTTACATCGCTTATTATTATCGGAATATGGTATTATACAGCCTGTTTTACTGCATACTGGCTCATTAGCAGCATTTGTTTCTCTATTACAACATACTTTGCATTTCATCAAAATTCATCTCCTTTATTAATATCATCAAAGACTACTGGGATTAAAGTTTTAAGTTCTGCTAATAATGGAATTGTTACTTCTCTCATTTGAGGATGAGCTACATTTTCAGTTCTTAGTTTAAAAAAATGTCTCCATTCTCTAAGATTCATAGTAACAACTATTTCAGTCTTCAAACTATTTGGCAATACTGTTCTTGCTTCTTTAGGAGTTGCTCCATAATCTAGTAGTTCAAAATAAGATTTTTCAGAATTTAAACAAGCCTCTTTCCAACGATCATAACCAAAGGTTCCTTTACCCCAAAAGGATGGTTCTATTACTGTAATTTCATTTCCAAATTTATCTCCACTATAATTACAATATCTTGTAGACTCCTGTCCGAAGGATGCTAATCTATGTCTTACTAATTCATGACTAACTCCTCTATCACATGTAAATCTAACAGATAAACTATTATGTTCAATCATCGCTTCATGACCTCTAGAGATTAAACTAGTTACAAATTTTATTGCTGAGTCATCAGTTATCTTATCCTCTGACTTATAACAAGTTCTACCAACCTTTTCAATTTGCTTTAATATTTCCATTCCATTTATTTCACTTTCAATTTTATAAGATGCTTTAATAATTTTCATTTTACATCGTCTCCTTTATTATATTAATCTTTTCTTTTTACTAAAACTTAGTTCATTAAAATTTTGTTTATTTTTTAAGGTTTTCATTATACCTATATCGATTGGAGAATTAGATATTAATGTATAATAATATAAATCTTTGTATGGAGTATTCATTCTATCAATTCGTCCCTTTGCTTGTGTTTCAATCTTATAAGAATAATTCTGAGAATAGAATAATATACTATTTGTTACTATGCAATTCCATCCCTCAGCTCCTGCTGTATACTGAACCAAATATACCCAAGTATCAGTTAAAGGAATAGGCTCATGTTTATGCCCATTCCATTCAGTTGTAGTTACTTTTAATTTTTTAGTTAATTCTCTTAGTAAATCTAATTCATAATTAAAGTTGTAGAATATAATTAGTTTTGGAGTTTCTTTTATTATTTTAGAAACAGCCTCTATTCTTCTTGGATCACTATTTGTTATCTTTCTCCATAAATAGAATAGTTCACTTATATCTTTTACTGGTTTATTAGTGTATATATTCCACCTTTCTTTAGTTGCTTTATCATAAGCAATATTATCATATTTAACAAATATATTTTTATCATGAAGAGTTGTTGGACTTTTGTATTTCATTCCAATAAGTATTTGCTTTTGAAACTTAATTAATTTACCTTGTTCAATGTAATGATCTATTTTTGGATATTTACAGAATCTGCTATATACTACATGCTCTCTCAAAAATTCTGTTCTATTTTTAAAGAAACCATTAGCAACAAATACTGGAACATAATCCATCCATGTATCACCAGGAGTAGCACTTAATAATATCCATTTATTTTTTTTAGTTATTTTAAGAAAGGCTTTAACCCAACTCCCAGAACCAACAACTCTTTGTTCATCAAATATGAAGAATGCCCCAAAAACTTTATCATACTTTTTTATATTATTCCATGAATCAACTATAACATTTACATCACAAAGTTCTCTATGAGTAGATAGTAAAAAGTTAAGGCATTCTCCTTCCCATTCAAGAGTATCTCTCTTACGAGCTGTAGTAATTATATAAAGGTCTAGGGGTTTAACCATAGGTCTATATTCTGGATCTATGGATCCCCAACATATATTTATAAAGTAGTAAGCTAAAGCAGTCATCGATTTACCTGATCCTACACTGCCACAAAGTATAGATCCAATTTTCAATGAGTCTAAAGCTTCTTTTTGGTAATCACGCAATTTAATTGCCATTTAAATCCTCCTATTTTTTTTCAGGTATAGGATCATTTAATATACCACCTAAAATTTTTGTGTACAACTGTTCTTTCTCTTCGGGATTTAAAACTGATATTATTCTTTCTAGTAGATCATTTTCTTTTTTCTTTGTCATTTATCTTTCCTCAAATTCAGCATCAGTATAATCCTTTGGTGCAGCTATACCCATTAAAGCAGTATCTGGAATATCAAAATACTTTTGCTCAAATTCATCTTCTTTGATTGTTATATACATAGATTTTGCATAAGCCTTTACACCTGACTTACCATTAACGTCCCAATTGTATGGCCTAATTATAAGATCTATTGTTTTAATCTCAGCCCAATCTAAAAGTGAAACAGAATCCTCATCAAGTATTGTTTTACCATGACTAGTTATTAAAACTAATTTAGGATCAAAATTGCCATATGCAACTGATACTTGAAGATATGCTTGAGCCTCATCACCTTCCTCCCTTGGCTTTAAGTATTTCATATTCCATCCATCTCTCTCTAATATTTGTGCCATTTCTGGATCAAATAGTACACAGAAATTTCTACGACCTGCCGGATTAAATTTTCCCTCTGCACCTGAAAAGTTTCTAAAGCATATTCTTGCGTCTTCCATTGATATATTATTTGTTACTTTCATTAATAATTCCTCCTAGAATTTTATTTATTTTTATTTTATAAATACTAATATATTTTATTATTAAGAATCAAGTAATATTCCTAGATTTTTTATTACATTTTTAAATAGAGTATTCATTTTTTTTAATTCTTCATATTCTTTCATTAGTTTATAATACTCTGACTTATAATCAAGTGTTGCTTGCATGGATTCTGTTTTTATTTGTCCATCCGTTATTTGTGCATTTTTTACTATATCTGGTTTCATATTAATCATCCTTTCCTAAATCAAATAAGTTCCATTTAGTTGTTATGGTACTATATCCATCCTCGCATTTTATTAGAGAATTATGATTAGTACCATTAGCAACTTTTAAAACTGTACATATTTGCCCACTATGGGGGTTATTACATTTTTTATTACTAAACTTATATTGCTGTCCAACTATTGGTTTAGGTTTTTTATACTTAGCCTTCTTTAGTCAGAATGGAATATCATCTGGGTTATCTGGTTCATCTAACTGAATAGGAAAGTTTTCTTTAACATAAAGATCCCCTCTTACATATGGATCATTTGATCTGAACCATTCAAAATCACAATATCCAGATATGGCATCAATTGCTTCATCACACATTTTTGCATAATATGATTGGTCAATATCCATTTCTCTATGCAATGAGTGAACCATTTCTGATTCTAGCCATCTATAACCCTTGCTTCCAGTTGCTGCATAGTATTTACCATCTTTTTCGCGCATTAGAAGCCCACCACCGCATCCAGGTCTTATTGGGCAGAATGCTCCAACCTTACCTATAAAGTGATAGTCATGACCTTGTGAGATTAGATGTTGTATCTCATCTGCTCTATTGCATTTTCTTTTCATATTATCATCATGTGGAAGATTATCATTTGTTATATCTTTCCATAACTTATCATGTTCTTTTTCATAGCCAGTCACATCTGGAAGATCTTCATTCATATCTAAATATAAAGAACTAAGTACTGACTTTGTCTCACACATATCTTCAAATTTAATAGGCTCTTTGGTGAATAATGTCTTAAAGACATATGGCTGTTGAAATTGAGTACCAGTTGCAGTCCATTCATTTGCATGCTGTCCACCTTTAGTTCTTATGCCATATTTATCATATTTTGCAATGTATACAGCATTGTTAACTAAACATAATTTATCATAGGTTGCTTCATGCTCAAAGTCATAACCATATTTCTTACCAAAAGCTGTAACGAAGTCTATTATTTCTTGAGTAGCTTCTGGGATCTTAATCGAGTCTGTCTTAATATGAGCTACAACAAAGCCTTTTTCTTTAACGGCATAATATAAATCTATCATAAATAATGCTCCACGCTTAGCTACAATATTATCTACATTACGAGGATCTCTAAATGGATTTTCAAACCTAGCTGAGGTTAATCCATAAATGGAATTAATAACGGTCTTCAATGCATCTGACAAATCTCCTGCCTTATCCTTATCAGTTAAGAATTTAGCAAGTTTACCTTCTAGCATTTTCTTAGCTGCCTCATAGTCACCATGTTTAATTGCTAGTCTAGCATTCTTAATATCACTAAATATTCTAGTGTATTTTGTTCCGAATAAATTAAGTTGCTCTACACTTGTAGGATGCATAGATGCAATATCAAGTAATGCTACAAGACCATAGGCCCCTATTTCAGAAAGGACAATACCACCTTCACCAACTTCTATACCTCTATATGTACTCTTACCCCCTTCAAATTTATATCCTGGGAACATAATACTAAGATCAGTATATACAAACTCACTTTGTGGATGTTTATTATTACCAAACATAATCTTTGTTGAATGCATATTTGTAGTATCATTAACTGTCAATCCACTAAGTTCAGCAAGTATCTGTCTAGCAGTCCAATCTGAAACTAAATAATCAAAAGTAGCTTCTGTAGCAGTAACATCATTACAACAATAGTCTGCGACTTTAACCCATAAGGACTCATCAACATCTTTGTCCCAAGGTAATCCTAACTCTTGATGATGAATACCTAATTGAATTTCAAACTTCTTAAGACTCTGTTTATTTCCTGCTGAAGCAAAGTCATATACATCAGTATAAGAAACACCATAAGCTTCTCCAAACAATCCATTACGACTGTTATTAATAATCTTTTGAGATAATTCATATAGTTGTCTATTTGTATATCCTATTAATCTAGCATATAGAATATGGTTATCATACCTTCTACAATTAAATCCAACAAGTTTCATCTTCATTAGATGCTCAACATCAGAAGAACTAGGATTAATCATTTCAACACAAGGTTTACCTTTTACTTTCCATACAATTACAAATAGATTAGGAAATACTTCAACATCGAAGAATACTAGTTCATCATGTCTATCATGCATATCATCCAGCATCTCATCAACCATACTATTAACATCGGTGTTACCTTCTACTTCAGATTTAAATTTCATCTTGCTAACTATCTTAATACAAAGTAATGCTTGATGACTACTATTATTACCAAATGCTAATATCTGGGGTCTCATATCTGTTAAGTCATAACTTACTCCAGAATCATAAGCATCCTCCAATATTTTATTTATAAAATCGATACTTGACTTTGTTCCAGGATGTATCTCCTTATTAAGATTTCTCTTTACTAATGTCCTCAAAGCTTTCTCATTTTTAACGCCTTCAAAATTAATCATTTTTTCTCCTTTCAATGGCAACCCCGAATTTATAGTTGCTATGGGTATATTATTACATTTTGTAAGCCTACGCCTAAGTGAACTATCCCCTACAAATACTTTTATTTCAATATCATTGTCATATATTCTACTAAGCCTAGATGCATCACCATCATATATATAATGCAAATGAACTCCGTTCCCACCTTTACTTACTTCAGCATAGGTAGAAGGCCAAAGACTAGCTGCTTCTATATTCTTTTCATATGATTTATTACCTAACTCATCTTTAATATCAAAGTCTATAACTATATGATTTTCTGGTAATGCAACATAATGAATTTTACTTGTATCTAAGTCTGCTAGAACACTACTAACTTCTTTCCATTTCTGCATTGGTATTTCTCTTTCACCACCTGCATATTGAGCAGGCTCCATAGCACAAGCAATTTCAAATAATGATTCTTCATAGTCAAGAGTCATGGTAGGAATTTTAGGTTCCATATTTTCAGTAGACCCTTCATTTTCTTCCTCTTCTTTGGCTTTTGTAAACAATTCTGATTTAAATACTGAATAATAGCTTCTTATTTGTTTACCATCAACTCTTGTAACCTCATCAAATCTTTCAAAGTAATTTCTTAACTCTCCTCTAAACTTATACATTGGTAATTTAAACTCAATCAGACTTTCATCGCAATATTGCTTATACATCTCAAATGCAACTTTTAGAGTAGTACTATCTTCTCTCTTGAATACTAAATAACTATCTTCTATAAAATTAAAGAATAAGTCAGTGTCAAACATCATATCTAGTGGGGTATAATGAGCATAATAATTTTTTCCCATTTTTTTATATGTCTCTAAACAATGAAAGGCAATAGCTCCTAATTCAAAATCTATTTTATTTACTAATATCTGATATCTAGAAGGAGTTAAATGTTCACCTGTAGGTTTAACATCAATAAGTCTTCTTATAATACCGGATTTAGCATCGGTTATCTTTACTGGTTTATTAGTACCCATAAATAAGAAGGCATTTGTTTTTGCAGTATACGATGATTTAAATTTTTCATTCATAGTCATCTCTTCATGAGATATAATTGAATTAAGTTTTGAATTGTCTTCTATCTTGCTTAAATCACCATCATGTTGAATTGCTATTAACGGATTACTTTTAAAAACATCAGTAGCAAAAGTATTATTATTTGAAGTTAATGCTTTTGCTTCAAAAGTTGTATAATATCCGTCAAATAAGTTTTGTATAATATTAAGTATAGTTGACTTACCAGATCCTTGTGTTCCATATAGAACAATAAATTTTTGAATTGATTTAGAGTCACCACAAATAATTGCACCTATGGCCCATTCTAATTTAGCTCTTTCT